ATTACTTTACCATAATCAATTGGACAGTGAAATGCTTTTTCCATAAATGCAGGAAAACTTGTATTCACTTCGTCAGCAATAGTATCATACAAATTAATAACTATTTCTTTGTTCCAATCTACACGATTATTTTCAACTTCTTCTTGCATCATAGGCCACATGCTAAAGTATACACTATCTGTATCTCCATACACTATGGCTTTACCAACATGATCATATTTTCCATCAGTCAGTTCATTTACTTTTGCCGCCATGTGTTTACTGATACATCTTCCTGTTAGTGTTGTACTTTGCCCAATACGGTGATCAAAAAATCTACAACCTGGATTAAGTATGGCACCATACAAACTATTTAGGTTAATTTTCTTAACAAGTTGTCTTTTGTCCCAGAATGCTTTTTCCTCACCAATTGCATCACGCATCTTTGCTTGTATTTGTTGTCGTTCTGCATACCAACGTTCAAGCAATCCAGGAATAATACCCTGCTTTTCATATGTAAAGATTGTGCCATTTGCACTCAAACACCAAGGTTGATTACTGTCAAATATCAGTCTCCACACATCATATGCACTCAGTGTATCTTCATCTCCATTTTCCCAGTCAATAGTAATTTCAACACTACGGTCCATTTCCATCACTGCTTGGTACTCTTTACTACCAAACTGCCCTTCCCATGCTTCAGCAAAACTTTTCTTTTGTGTTATTGCATTTTTAATCATGTTATTGGTCATAGTTTGACGCAGTTGTCCAACTACAGTTTCTGGTCCCATGTTTAATGCACGGATTACACTAGGATATAGACTGTTGATATCGATAGCACCAATCCAATCATGCATTCCTTTTTTAGGATATGCCACATAAGCACCAGCGGCTTGTGTACTTTCTCCTTCTTGCCTTTGCCTTCTACTTGGGACAATCAGGCCTTTTTCATGTGCGTCATTGATAATTGCTTGTTCTGTAACTGCGACAGCACCCATTGTTGTTTGCAGTAACACAGTATTGTCATGTGCAAGTTCACTGCTTAATTCAATAAAACGTAATTTTTTATCTAATTTATCTAATAGTGCAACGTCTTGCCTGTTGTAGTCAATAAATGTTTCGAAGTCTTGATTGTACAGTTGGTCCAAACTGCCTTCATACTGTGTCTTGCGTTCTTGCAGTTCGTATTCACCAATTGCATCTAAACTGTAACTGTGTCTTTCTTCATAAGTGTATTTTCTATACAGTTGCATGTAATCCAAATGTACTCTGCCCACAACATCAAATGTAATATTTTCTGCACCATATCTTTCGAAAGTTCTCTTCTTTGGCAGTTGTCCCCAAAGACAAAACTTTCTGGTATCATCTTTTGACAACACTCTTGTGATTCTATTCACCATGTAAGGAATATCATAACCCTCACTGTTCCAACCACTAAGTATATCTGCATCTTCAATTAGTGTGAGGAATGTTTCTAACATTTCTGCTTCACTTGTAAACAGGAACGTATTATCAAAACGTTGTACACTTTGCTTTGCAGTTTCTATGCTAATGCTTTTAGGAGGAATCGCAAGTGTTATCAATTGATCAGTCCAATTCAAATAACATGTTATTGCAGTAACGGCATTAAAAGGATCATCTGGACTACTGTATCCTTTGGATTGATCAAAGTCTACTTCAATATCAAAAAAGCATGTTTGTAGTTTTGGTGCATCAATACCCAAATAATTATCAGCAAGACATCTAAACACAGGATTTAGATCATGTTCCCATAGATCTTTCTTGCCTTGTATTTTCATTTCTTTTTGAAACTCTTTGTTGTTTCTTGTGGTAAATTTGCTTACACTGTTACCATAAATTGTTTTGTATTTCCCACGTGGATCATTGTAATAGAATACATAGTTAGCAGGGTATTCACGGTATTCTCTTATACCATTGATACGTTCTACAACTTTGATTTTATCATGCTCTCTGTCAAGAAATGCATCTACATAACTCATCTATATACCTCTATCATAAAAATAACTGCACCAATGCATACAAATTCATTGCAGTAAACCAACTACAAAGGACAATAACAAATGCGGCTTTTCTAATCACCGCACTTATTATTCCTAATACACTTCCTATTAGATACATAGGAATGAATATTTTTGTAGCAGGATCTAATATTGTAAAACTCAGTATTGCACTGGCTGTAATCAAAAATAGTGCTTCAGTCATTTCACAATAAAATGCAACAGGACTTAAACTGTAACTCTTATTAAAAAAAGCCTTGATTTGTGCATACACTACTGTAATTTTCCAATAGTTGCAAGAATGTTTTCTAGTTCTGACAAATCTTGACTGTGTTTATGGAAGTCTGCTTTATAGGCAGTTCTGATTGCTTTACTTAATACAGCAGGTTTAATTTGCATTTCTTCTGCAACTGCTTTTACTGTATCTTTTAATCCACCCTGCAAATCTTCAACTTCTTGCATCACTGTTAAACCTTCATTTACAACTCGTGTAAGTTTTGCTTTTTCTTCACTGTTAAAAACTCTATCAGCATCGCTCATGTGTTATACTCCTTGTTAACGTTCTTATTATACAATACAATTTACTAAAGGTCAAGTGTTTTTATGTATGTAATTTCAACCATTGTTTTTTACTGATTACATTTGTTCTATGATTTAAAACACTCTGTGTATCTTTTTTAGTTGGACACATTGAGCATATTTTATGTGGTCTTCCAAAGTTTTGAATAAATTGTCTGATTTCTCTGTCACTACTGTTAGGCGTAATGCCTATATAATCAGTATAAGGTTTCCAGTCATTTGTGATGGGTTGTTTCCAATCATTCAACACACGATTCAAGAGTGCTATGCTACTGCATTTATATATAGATCCTTCATACAATAATGGACAGGTTTGTTGTATACACATATCAAATGCATCTTTTGGATTGTTGTTATGTGGTTTCATACTTCCAAATGTTCCCTGATAAGTTTTAAAAAACTGTGTAGGACTATTAATTTGGAAACGAGTTTGATTTGGACCAATCCAACGATTAATTCCATATTCAGTTATTGGTTTCCATCCATACTTTTTAAATACAAAATTTATTGCATCTTTGGCATATGGTTTATCTTCATGTAGTGTAAATTTAAAAACTGTATTTCCAACATCAACACACCAATCAAGTACTTGAGAATTTTTATGAAAGTTTACGCCGTTAGTTGTAAATCTTATTTGACTGTTTGGTAGTAAACTACGTACACCATAAATCCATTGTTCACATTCGGGATTAAGTGTAGGTTCACCACCCATAATTCCAAAGTCTGCGATTTCAACCCGTTCAATCCATGCGTCAAGCCATTCTTTGCCTTGTTTCCAACTAACACTGCCTTTCATGTTGTAATCACTATAGTTGGTGCATCCTGCACAACTTAGGTTACAAGCATATGTTATCATTGTTTCAACAAAAGGGAGAGTGTGACGCATCTAATTATTTATGTGTCAAACAAAATGTAAAAGCCTATAATTTTGAATCCAATTGTTTAAATGTTTTACCAAATCATATGTTTTGTTTTTTGGTAGTATGTCATGTTGATTGTATTCAAAAGTTGGCAATGGTATTCCATAATTCTGTATGTACTGTTTTTGTGGATAGGCAAAAAAATTACAGGCACGAAAATTTGGATCTAGATTCCAAGCCGCTAGTGCCAATCTTCCATTTATGTATGGACATCTAATGTCTATTTTCGTAAAGTGTTGTAATGGTGTAATATTGTTTAGGTTGTTTAATCTATGTTGATAATAATGTTCTGCACTACCTGTAAACCAAATTCTCTGTTGCAACACATGTTCTGCACCCTGTCCTAATATCATCTGTGTGTCTTTGAGTTGTTTTCCTATTGCTATAAAAAGTAAATTGTAGTAATGATATTCACTTGACAATGGTGGACAAAAATTTATGTATTCATCATAATTAAATTCAACATCATCTACGTGTATGATATCTAAGTTGGGTATATGTCGTTTTAAATATTCAGTTTCTTGTTTGGTTTGATTACTGGTACAATGTAAAGTGTTTACTTTTATGTTATAATTTTTTGCAACACAGTACAAGTATAAACTATCTATCCCACTTAACATAAGTGTTGGAGTATTGTTCGTATCAAACAAATCTTCAGGTTGTATATCCCAAAAACTTGTCATGATAGTGTCTTCTAGTATTTGGCAATAATCTCTGTAACTTATTTTGTTTAATTTTTTTAATTGGAATGTGTTATCTACTCTTTTGATATTTTTCAATGGTATATCAAATTTGTGTAGTTTTGCTGTTCCATTAAGTATGCCTTTTGGTATTTTGCTGAAATCTAAAGGCACACCTAGTCTAGAAAACTCATTAATATAGTATGTTCGTATTCTTTTTCCGTCAGAAAACTCATATTTAATGGATAAATTATTAGTCATTATTGTAAGTTTAGTTTATTAATTACCACATACGGCAAGACCAATATCTTGCTTTTGTTTTTGGTCCTGGATTTGCACAGTTGTGTCTTGCACGGAAACTTTTTCTTGCCTTAGGATTATTTCTCCTAATCTTCATGGTTTTTTCACCTTTTCTTTTTGCACTGGTTCCGCCATGTCCAAAGTTTACTTTTTTAACGTTTCCTGTCTTTGGATCTTTTACATAAACTTTAAATTTTGCAACATCACCACGCATAGGCTTGTTTAGTTTAACTTTCCTACCACGGTATTCTGCTTCAAACATATCATTTTCGTCAATACTGTAACCTAAGTAACCAAATTCTTCATGAAAATCTTGTGTTTCATCTAGTGTAATTTCATCTTTTACTGATACAATTTGTTCTATTTTCATGGCTATTTCTTTCTTTTCTTTACTGTGTTACTGACATTTTTTACTTAGAACCGATGTAACCGGCAATGATTCCAATAAGTCCAGTTAGTGCCATCTTCATAAGTGTAATAACACTTTCATCAACTGGTCTATTTTCTTGTAGTGCTACATAGTAGTCACCTATTATAATAACACCTAATAGTGTTAATACTCCTGCTACCAGTACTACTATAATTAAGTCTTTTAAATTCTTTATCATTTTTTCTTTACTGTGTTACTGACATTTTTTGCTTTACCACGTCTGTTCTTGTTAGGGTCTTCTCTGCGTTTTTTCTTTACTGCCGCCGCTATTGCCGCCTTGCCACCTTTGGCTCTTAAACTGGCCGCACGTGATTTACTTAGACATTTTGGTTTACCTTCATTGGGTTTTGCATCGCCACACTTACCTATACGTTCACCTTTGGTGTTGTAACGATCCCATCCACCTCCACCGGCGCCACCTTTTTTGCCTTTACCGAACCAATCTCTGAGATCTTCATTTACACTTTCTGCATAAAATGGATTATCAGGATCAGCGTCACCTGATTCATCAGGCCACCAGTCAACTGTCCACTTCTTGCCATTCTCAAACATATCTTTCATTTCAAGAATACGTCTTTCATATTCTTCTGGTGTAGGTTCTGTTCTACCTGCAGAAACATCTAAACAAAAATTTAGTGTTACTGCGTTTGCAGTGAGACTTCCACATCTCGCACCCACTTCATTTTTCAAATGGTCAATTAATATACTACCACTACAGTTTGCTAGATCGTCACTTAGATCTTCATCTATTTCTAAATCAATATAACTGTAAACAAAGTCATAGTGCGGTGCAGGACAACAATGTAAAATATATTCATCTCTACAAACTATTCTTTTGAATCCATCTTTATTATGCCATACTGTTTGTTCATTGGTAATTTCATCAGGTGCACCAAATGTTTTTTCTAAATATTTGCTGTATTCTACAGGATAGTCATGATCCCATTGATCATAAAAATCTGCATCTTCATTAGTTTTGTTTTGTTTTTGATGTATTGGTTTTGTGTTTGCTTTTACAGTTTTTCCTTTGCCAAACAAAGTACTTCTTTTATCAAAATCTGTTTTAACTTTGTTTACAATTTTACTGACGTAATCTTCGTTTGTCTTTTTTGTAGCAATAAGTCTGTCACCTGTATCTTTAATTGCTAGATTTGGATAAAACTTTGCAAGATTAGACCATATTTTAGCACCTTGTGGAGTTTGTTTTAAATCACTATATAGTGTTCCAAACTTATCTACGAGCATTGCATAAACTTCTGTTGCTTTTACAGCACCATTACTTCTTACATTACCAATTGCAACACCTTTTTCAAACTGGCTATATGCTACATAAAAAACTGCTTGATCATTATTATCAACTAAAAACATCAATGTGTCTGGTGCTTTTGTAAAAGAAACTATTTTTAAACCTTTAAAAGAGCCTTCTTCTTTACGTCCGCCTATATTCTTGGGTGCATGATCAGTGTAAAAATAATCTATACTTTGTTGAACTTTATTTGCATCTAAGTTCATACTTGCAAAGCCTTGAGGTGCTTCATTAGTCTTTTTCTTACGACCAGCACAATGAGCCTTTTGTGAGAAACCTTTTGGGTTGCTACAGTCTATTGATCTTTTGTATTTGTCTGACCATTTCTCAAATAAAAACTCATTTGCTCTCATTACTTTTTACTCTTGTTGCCCCAATTCTTAGCACCAACTTTTCTACATCTTACTAATGCACCACTGGCATAAGCACTAGGCCAAACTTTATAACGTGATTTAACTTTATAGTAACAGGCATCTTTCTTGCCTGCTTTTTCATCAAACTGTTCTTCTGTGATTTTTGTAAATTCTTCTTTTCTCATAACTATTCTCCACCATATGGAGCATCGTCATACAACTGCTGTGCAGTATCATATGCTCTATTTAAATGTGTGACTAGTTCTCTGTATAATTCTGTGCTTTTTGCTTGGCTGTTATTTTCATTTATTCCTATAGTATATCTGCTACGTGGAGATTCTATATCCTGCGTCAATTGGTTGATTCTACTCAGTACATCCACCATGAGATAATCGATTTCGCCTTCAGTAACTATTTTTTTAGGTTCTGGCATTTTTGCAATTTTATCTAAACTTTGAACTAGACTTTTAAAGTCACTCATTTTTTGCTCCAGTCACTGAATTTACTGTTTTTCAATTTCATATTCTTTTTGTTTTGATCTGCAACTTTTTTACTGAACTCTGGATCTAAAGGCACAGTTTTATCTGCATCCATTGGTTCTGGTCTTGGTTTAGGTGCAGGAATAGGTGCGTCTTGTGGCTTTGCAGGTGCATCTGGTTTTGCATATTTTTTACCACCTGAACTTTGTGGTCCTGTTGGCTTTACTGTGCCTTCTGTTTTCTTATTGATAATTTTTCCTTGCTTTTTGGCTACTGCATGTTTGAGATTAGGCAAATCTTTATCTTTAACCAACTTCATTTTTACTTTTTCATTTAGTTCAGGAATAATTTTAAAACTTCTTTTCATAACTGCGTCTAGTCTGTCAGTGATATTGGCCATTGTAGTGATTTGATCTGTTAAGTCTCCGTCATCTGCTTTTATCAATTGTTCTATTTTTGCTTTTAATTTAGTGTTTAAATTATCAATTTCTATTAATATTTTGTGTCTTGGTGTATGCTCTTCATTAATATTGTCTTCTCTTACACCTTCAATTTCTTGTACATCGGCCATAATTTGATCTAAGTGCATTGCAATTGAGTCAAGTGCTTCATCACTCAAATTCATTTCTTCTGCCATTCTTTCAAAGTCACTTATCATTTTTGCAAGATTGGCTCTACCTTTACTACTTAATGCTTCTTTTGTGACCACACCTTTGTTTATAGTTGCTGTACCTGTACCATCTTTCCCATTTGTATCCTCATCAGCACTTACTACCAAGGCTAAATCTGCTTCATCTGGAACTGCATTTCCTTCCATGTAATGGAAAACACTGCTTAAATAATCACTTGCTTTTGTAATTTTGCTTTGCACCCAACCGTCTAATCCTTCATACTCAGAAACATTTTTGAGCATTCTGTGTAGGTCAACTGCATAGTTTGCCGCTTTGTATAGATCATTTCTTGCCATGTTTACTTCGTGATCTGTATCTACCTGTGGTGCAACATCACTTAAATGACCTTCATTAATTTTTTCTAATTCTGTGATTGTTTTTCTAATATCCATTACATTATCCTCATTTACAATATTTATCGTTTTATTACTTTAGCAGGTCCCCCAAACAGACTGACATTTTTCATATCAAGTGCATTATCTGTTGGTTTTTGTTTTTTAGGCTTTTTAACTTTGGGTGGATTAGACAGGTATGGATTAGTCACCTGAGGGTTGGCGATGGTTGCAATATTTCCATATCCTGTCGCACCAGTGGACATTTCTTCCTTTACATCACGGATTATTATTTCTTTTATTCTCACTACACATCTACTTTTGGATTATTTCTCTTGGCTTGCTGTGATAGTCTATAAGTTTGTGCAATACCGCTGAGTGTGTCACCTTTTTTCACTGTGTAACTTCCTCCACCTGGAAGTGTTACTTTTTGTCCAGGGAAAATTTTGTTAGGGTCTTTTATACCACTTAGTCTTGCCAATGTACGATATGTAACTCTGCCCTGTTTTTTAGGTGCAGATGGTTTAATTGTTTTTGGCCTTGGTGTAGGTGTTGGTATTGGTTCAGTTTTAACAGGTTTTATTTGCTGTCTACCTCTGTCTAATGGAGGCCCAAGTGGCTCCATTTTGTCAAGTTTTTTAAACTGTTTTGGTTTTGCTTTAGGTTGTACACCACCATCTACACCTGCAAATCTATTTGGATCAGTGTTTACACCTTTTTGTGGAATCTTTGTTGTTGGATCATCAAGTTTGGCAACTGATTGTCCTGGTTTTTTTATATTCCTTGCCATTTGCCCTGTAGGTTTAGGTTTAGGTTTGTTTGGATCAACAAAAAAATCTTGCACACCTTTCATAATATCTGTAAAAGATCTAGACTTTGTTTTTGGTTTATTTTGCATTTTAGGTTGTGGTGCCTTGTTTAAAGGTGTATAATTGCCCTTGGCATCAACACTGTATTGATTTGGTGGTGCACCTGCTATTTTGTTGTTTGTTTCTGGTGCTTCTGTTATCTCATGAATACGCATAAGTTGTTTCTCCCTCAGTATAGAATGCATTTTTTTTGCCTACTTTTACATCTAGTACTTGTATTGTTGCTGGTGTCAATGGCTCAAATCTAATTGCATATTTTTTTTGATCCACAACACTTACGTCTAATGTATTACTGACTGTGTTATTATTACCAATTGTGTACATTCTTTCGGTAATTAATTCATCATCTATCCATATTCTATATGGAGTATCTGGTACATCACATGTAAATGTTGCAAGTATCTTCATCTTTTTACCCTAGTAGTGTTTCACTTTCACCAGCATATTCTTTATTTATTATATCAATCTTATCTTGTGCAGATGCCATTTGTTCTATAATCTTGTCCATTTCTTCTAAATGTTGTGGATGTTCTCCTATTCCAACTGGATTGTTAAGATATATTTCTAATGTGGCGTGTGCAGATTTGTAATCACCTTGATATTTTGTTTTTAATGCATCTAGCATTCTTGTTTTAATTTCGCTCATTTATAGTCTCCGTAATTAAGTTTTCCTGGTGTTGATTTTTTAATTTTAAGTGGACGGTATGGGAAAACACTGATAGGTCCACCACTTGTTGGAACCGTTATACTTCCTCTTTCATATACATCTTTATAGTATACTTTGCTAAAATTTTTTGCCAAACTGTACAGTTCTTCTGCTGGTAAGTTTACTTGGTTTACATTTAAATCTTGTCCTGTGTTACTAGCCACTAACCATCGGTGATGACCATCTATAATATACCCATCACTGCTCATTATCACAGGCTTTTTAAATGCACCTTTTTGCATTTGTTTTTTAAGTTGTTTAATAATACCAGCATCACTAAAATCTTTCTGCATAGGTTTTAATTGTCTTGCAGGAATAATTTTAGCAACAAACTTTACTCCATTTTTTTGCATATATTCAATAAATTCTTTATAATCTTCATCACGTATTTGAGGCATATCTATTCTTGATTTTCCTAATGTATCTTTTGGATCAGGTTTA